ACTTATTTTGAATTTTAGTACCTTGTCTAGCACTTTGACCTAAAGAAGCCAATAAATCTATTAAATCATAAGCTGTTTGAGGAGGTTCAATATTATTAGCACCCATTTCATTAAGTACATTTTTAAAATAATTTCTCATTTCAGCTAGTTTACCACTCATTATACGAGGATTTTGATAATAAGCTCTTGGATTACTTAATCCTTCAACCATGAAAGCTAAATACTCTTCCATCCTCTCCTCTGCACTTCTTTCTTTGTAGCTTGCTTCAACAAGCTTTTTTGTTTGCTTACCTGTTAATTTTAATTCACCCACTTCTCCTGATAAAAACAAATCAACATCAACATCTTTAAACATGTTGTCAAACTTTTCAAGCATTCTGAATTTAGCTTCAGGATTGTTTTTATAATAAGTTTGTAAACCTAAATGTGTTATTTCATGTAAAGCTTTACCTGGTGTATAGTATTTTAAATCAAAATACATTCTACTACCATCATTAGTTATTTCAGCAGTAGAGTTTTCACCACTTCTAAAGTTTTCTCTAAATGAAGGATTTTTAGAAGAGTTTCCAAATAATATTTTAGGTGCTTTATATTCTGGATCGAAAGACTTTAAAACTCTATTAACAGGATCCATATATCTTTTGTTAAAGTTCTTTTCAAATACAGCTTGATCAGTTTGATTAGGATCTAACTCGTTAGACATCGACTCATTTAAAGCATATTGACTTAAAATATTGAAGTCTGTAGCATATTGATTTAAATTAGACTTTTCTGATTCAGTTAAATATTTTTCCTTTTCTTCAATAGATTCAAACTGCTTGTCTAAAACTTTTTCTCCATTTTCATCTATAATATATTTACCTCTTTCAGCAGCTGCTTTATCATTTATATTGTTAGCTTTAACTTCTATAGCATCCATTAAATCGTACTTGGCTTTAGTACTCATAAAGTCTACCTTTTTTAAATGATGAATACCTAACATAGAGAAATTACCAAGGCTAACTATCATTCTTTTTTGAACCTCATCTAAATCACCATAAGCTTCATTCATGGACTGTCTAAATGTTTTTTCATTCATTAAGTCTTCATATACAGCTTCTGAAACTTTTGAAAACTCAGAAGCTCCCATACCAGAAACTCCACTAACCATGATCTTATCAAAAACACCTTGCCATCTAGCTAGTGGACCTCTTAGCTTTATCATGTTTTTAGTAACAGCACCAAAAGTATAGAAAGCAGCACCACCAGTTGGTGGCATATCAAACAATGTTTGCATTTTTACTTCTTCTATACCCGCATTTAATATATGTTGGAATATTTTACCCATCCTAGGAAAAGCTTTAGCTATACCAGCAGGTCCTAACGCACCACCGGTGGCTATATCAATAGCTGCTAACTCAATTACCATAGGAACAAACTCTCCAGTTCCACTATATATAGCTTCACCTAAACTTTGATCTAAATTTTCTTTTTGTTCTTTGGTTAAATCTATTTGCATGTTGTTTTTAACAACATACTCAGAATTGTTATAATCTTTTATAATTTTATCAGCTGCATTAATATCAGCTCTTGTAGATGCACCTGATAAACCACCTAAGAATCCCTCTACTTTTTCCCTGTCTTGAGCTGTACCATCAACCATTTCAGAAATAGCTCCAGCTGCAGACTGAATAAAAGTTCCACCACCACCTATTAAATGATCTACAACACCAATACCAGTATATTCTTTATCATATATTGTTTCTATTTTAGCTAGATCTTTATTAAGATATGTAAAATCCATTAAAGCTTGCTCATTCATTAATTCAGAATAATACTGTCTTTCAAATTGCTTAAAATCTTTAATATCTTTTGCACTCATGAATCCGCCATCAGAAAAGCTAAATCTACCTTCTTTAAAGTCAACACCAAATTGATCAATAAAACCTTCAAAATCTTCAGTATGAAGACCAGCCTCTATTAAATCAGTGTAAGACATTGTTACACTTCCAGATTTAATATCTTTTACAGACAATTTACCACTTTGCAATAAAGATCTTATTACTTTATTTTCTGAAGTTTGAATTTTTCCTTCAATTCCACCAGTTATTATCTCAGCATCATCTAATTTTATTTTAATTTTTTGATTTCTACCAACTTGTAAAGTTCTTAATTTTTCTAAAGTAGCTTGATTAGTTTGATCTTCTAAAATTTCTTGAGGAGTAAGTGTAGATCTTTGAGAGTTTTTTAATATGTTTTCTGCGTTTGTAGTAGAGTTTTTGTAAACATTATTTAATTTTTCTTTTTCCTCGTCGCTTATAGCAGATCTATTATTAATCCAAAAACCATTTATATCTCTCGATGCAGACTCTTTATATTTTGTATTAAAAGTTTCTGTAAGAGCTTTTAGCTTGGTTTCAATATCTAGCTTTTGATTAACTAAGCTTTTATTTCCTGTAGAATCAGATGGAGATTTTAATCTTTCATTAACATCTTTTAAATCTTTTTTAACTTTATCAACTTCTTCATAAAAATCAGCTTCTTCTTTTTCTTTTGTAGTTAAAGAGTTTTTCCAATTTTCATTTCTAACTTCTTTTTGTGTATTATCTAAACTTTTTATATCTGTATTTTTCTTTTTATAATCTTCAAAAAGCTTTTTAGGATCTAACTCTTCTATTGCTTCTTCTTTAACTGTTCCCCAAATAGCAGTAAAACCATCTATATCTGTGTACGGTATTTTAAGAGCTTTTGAGGCCGCTACATATTCTAAATATGATTGATCTTTTAGATATTCAAAATCAGTTTCAGGATCCATCATAGCTAAACCAGGCATTTTTGTAGACGTTGATCTATCAAATCCTGTTTGTTTTTTGTTTAAATTTTTGTTAAGATTTTTTAACTGTTGTACAATTATAGTTTTAGCAGCGTTTCTCATATTGTACATATCCTCTGTAGTAGCTAGTGAAGATATTTCTTCTTGGTTCTCAGAAGCTCTAGGTCCATACGGAAAGTAAACTTTTTCTTGAGTAACAGCTTTAATATCCGGATATGTTCCTGTTTCAGCGTCATAACCTAAATCATCATTATATTTAAACAATGCTTTTTGCTCAGGAGTTGTTTTAACCCTAGCATCATCTATAGCTTTTAACAAGCTGCTATAAGATCTTTGACCAAAATCTTCTCTATCTTGATTGTACTCTCTACCTGGAAGTGATGAAAATCCAGACGTAGTATTCCAATCAGAATTTAAAGGTATTACAGTTTCGCCAGCTGAAGTTGTTACAGTTATTTCATCTCTCATACCGCCGCTAGTATCAAAACTTATTAAACCACTTTTAATATCCTCAGTATAAAAATCATTAAGATTTTTTAACACGTCATCTTCTTCAAACTTCCCTTGAATTTTATCTATAGAAACATGCTTTGGCTTTTCAACTTTTTCCTCTGTTTTAAAAGTCTCTTCTATTTTAAACTCTGGAAACTTAGCGTTAACTTTACTATAATCGTAATCATCTTGTTCAGCTGTTGCAACGTAATCTTTTAAAACTTGCTCATCAAAATCAACTAATTCAGGAAACTTAGGTATAATAGTTTCCCAACTATAATTATCAGCTTGAGCAGTTGCTACTAAGTCTTTTAATAATTGTTCGTTCATATTTTATTATCTAGCTTTGCCACCTGTATTAGTCCTGTTTGATGGTTTGTTTTGTGCTACTAGTTGCTTTGTTTCTTCTTCTCTTCTTTTTAGCTCTTCTTCTAAAGCTTTTCTAATTCTACCTCTAGCCCTTTTTGCGGTATCACTTGTGCCTGGTATAGTAAGTTCTAGAAAGTTTGAAACACTTTGTATATCGTTAGGATCTACAGATGTAATAGTAGCATAAGATTCTTCTGAAGACACTGTACCATCTTTAAGTTTTTCTTTTGCAACATAAGTGCTAAATTCAACTTGCTTTGTATTTTCGTTATATGTTACATCAGCAACAATTTTACCATCTACTTTTTTACCTTTAAAAGCTTTAAACCTTTCTACACTATCAACACTAGGATCACCTGTTTTTCCAGAGTTTTCTATTATATCAGCACCTAGTTTTATAGTATCATCAATTACAATTTCTTTGCTAGGAGTTACTTCATCTATAGTTGTAGAAATAGTTGCTCTTCCGTCTGGTGGAACATGTTTGCTAAGAGTTAACTCAGTAAGTGCATTACTCATTTTTTCTCTTTGACTTTTAGCTAAATCAGTTAAATTACCATTATCATCTAATTCATTACCAAACCAAGGAGTATCAAAAGCTCCGTCACCTTTGTTTTGAGAAAGTCTAGATAAGTATTCCCAAGTACCAACTGCTAATTCATAGTCTTCTATTGTAGGGAGCCAAGCATCTTCTAATTTAAACCTAGCTCTTAATTTATCTACATCTACTTTTTCAATTTGCTTTGTAACACCGTTTATAGTTATTTCCTCGGAAACTTTCCATCCATTAGTATTTGCTTTTATACCATCTAAAGTACTTTTTAAAAGTTCATCAGGATTAGATACTAATTTTATAAAGTTTTGACCTTCTTCAGCTGCTTGATTAAAAGCTCTAAGATTTATTTCTTTAATAGAACCATCTCCTTGAGCTTGTTGCAAGTACATGCTATTACCTTTCTTTACAAATGACATGTTATTAGGATTCTCCCATAGGTTTTGTATCATTTTAATAGCACCTAAATCATTCATGTTACCATTCATTATAAATGAACCAGCTTGACCACTAGGTATACCAGAAGCTTCTTTTATAATATCGTAATTAGCTTTAGATGTGGAAGCAAAGTTTACATAATCATCTAAAACTTGATTTAACTCACTTAAATAAGCGTTACCCATAGATATGTCTATAGTTCCAGCTTTCATGCCTCTAACAGTTTTACCGTACTCATCAGACAAACCTAATAACAATTGATTAGTGTTATTAGTCATTTGAGCATCACTTCCAACATCACCAGCTTTAGTTACAGAATCTAAAAAAGTTTTTTGAGCCAATGCTTGATCAACATTTAAAGATTTTTCAAGCTTTTGATTAGCTTTAGTATCTAATACTAGTTGTTGTTTTTTACGTAATCTCTCTTTCTCTAGTACGTCTCCTCCAACGGAAATTTTAGGTAATTGTGTTTGTTGATATTTCCAAGCCATTATTGTTCTTTTTTAGTTGGTGGCGGTACATTAGTTCCTGAATTAGCAGCACGATTAAGCAACGATAATGCGTCGTCTTGCATTCCTGTAATAGCTCCCATTATATTAGTTCCAGCTGCTTGTCTAAAAGCTTGTTGCTCGTAAAAAGCCCTATCAGCTTTTCTTTGTTCAAAATATATTTGCTCGTCTTCTCTACCTTCTTGAGCTGTGAATTTAAATATCTCACCTTGAGCTTGCATTGTTTCCATTCTTTGTTGTCCTTGTGCTTTTAGCTGTTCGTTCTTGGCTTCTTGTTGTTCAATGCTAGCTGATACTTGTTGTTTACTTCTAGCAGCTGCTTGCGCTAGTGCAGTTGCTCCACCAGCTGCAGAACCTGTAGCTCGTATAGTATCTAAAGTGTTTGCTAAAGCTATATCAGTTTCTTCAGCTTGCATTTCAGCAGCTTGAGTAGCTACAGATAAATTAGCAAAAGGATTTGTTACTGAATCATATGGGTTAACCAGATCTTGCCTGTTATCCATTAAATATTTCATTTGTTTTTCTGACGCTTGCAATTGTTTTTTAGCTTGATTAGCTTTATAAGCTTGTCCTATACCTTGAGCTAATTGAGGTCCTTGCGCGACTAGTATTTTTGCTAAATCGTAGTTTCCCATATTTTGTTTTTTAATAAGATGATAATACGTAATTTGTTGATACAGAAAATAATTCTTTCATACCACCTGGTTGAGTAGATAAATCTGTTGATAATTTCACAGTGGCAAAATATCCTTTTATACCACTAACTTGATTACCATAAATAACTTCGCCAGCTCTAACGGTACTATTATTTACCATATTGCTAACATACCTATTTTCTTTTCTACTAAAACCAGCATAAGAAAAAGGTGGTGTTACAGCGTTAGTTCCAGTATTAGCTGGAGTTGCTGTTTCATAAGTTCCTTCTAAATAACTATAAACTTTATTTGTTGTATCTTGGTTGTCTATAAATCCATTTGCTACAATAGAACTTGGGTTTGATGTTGACCATTCTCTATTAGCTTGCTCTGTATCTGACACAAAGTAATCTGCTTCCCAACCATTACTTCCTTCATATGAAACCGTGTTAAAGTTTTTAGTAACAGAAGGATTAGCGTTAAATATAAACGTTATAGAAGATGGTGTTGTTGTACCATAAAAATTACCTCTATTATTTTCAACACTCTGATCATAATGCATGTATAATTTAGAGTCATTAAATGTATAATAATTACTCTTAAGACTACCAGCTAGTATTGGTCTATAACTATAAAAACTAGTCCAACCTAACACAGACTCATCAAATGATAAAGTTTTAAAAGTATCAGCTGATTCGTCATAAGTATTTATTGGAGCATGTTGCGTTGATAGCGTGTAGTTTTTTTGATGTATATCCCAAGCACCTATAATTTTATCTTTACCATACGATATGAATGTCAAAGCAGCGTTAGCAGCAATTGTGCCAGGATTGTCATCTAAGTACACTCTAGTGTAGTTATTAGTAATAGAAACAACTTTAAAAGGTGTTATAGATCCATTAACAATCATGGCCATGCCTTTTTCTATTTGCGGTCTAGTTGCATTAATAGTTACATAATATCTAGTTACACTACTTGAATCTACAAAATTACCTTGGTTAACAAATGTAGCTGAAGGAGTTGTGTTACTTTGCCAATCGTCTGAGATACTAGCTAGTTCATCTCTAAAATAATCAGACATACCATTTTTAGATATTTCAGTTATACCATCTCTAGATAACCTTAATATTGCACCTCTATTTTTATCAGCAAAATATTTTCTAAATCCATAATTTGCAAAAGACTCAGGGTTTTTACTTATACCATATTTACCAGCATAAGGAGTTACTTGTCCTATAACTAATCTAGTAGAACTTACAGCCGTACCGGATCCCTCGGCCGAGTAAATAGCATCCTTATTTATTAAAGCTGTATTAACTTTGTTCTCTTGAAATATAGTTAAATTACTGTTTTCTGAAAAAAGTCTTTGTATAGAACCATTTGCTGGATTAACAGATTTAGTTATTTCATCTGCAGTGGAAAAAAAGTTAGTTTCATTTACGTCAGTTCTAGAATTAAATATACCTGAATATATTAAAGAATTACCTAGTACAGACTGATCATTACTATCTTCTGTTAAATAAGCTCTCACGCCATAATCTACATTAGTATTATTATAACCTCCTCTAATTCTAGCCTCTTCTACTATCCAGTTTTTCTTTTGTTGTGTAGTAGCATTTGTTTCTGCTAGTCCAGGAAACGTAGGATAACCAGTTGGGTCATTCTCTAACCCAGGAAATACAGGGGCGTATCCTATACCGCCACCTGTTACTCCACTAGTATCATTAGTAACCACTTTCTTTAACCAGAAGGAATTAAAATATTTTATTTGTATAGTAGCTGGCATGTTTTTATAATCACTTATTATTAATATTTATTACTTGTATATTATACAATCTCCATAATAATTGTATAACTTGTAGTGTTGTTGGGGGAAGTGGTTAATGGTAAAGATGTTACCGCGTCGAATAAATCAACTCTTATTGTATAAGTGTTACCTGCGAACAAATTGTTAACATAAGGGTGCAAAACAAAATTATAAGGTTGCAGACTATTTCCTGTTCCACTAACGTTGTCTATGTAAAATTTATTAGATATTTGTTCCGTTGGAGGAGTGATGTCCATAACCCTTGCAAATACTTCATTGTTATATCTATTTGGGTCTGCACTACCATTTCTAGCTATTTTATTGAATATTTCCGTTTGAGAAGTTAATGACGAAAGTTGTATTACTTCTATTCCCGCAACAGGTGTTGTAAAACTCGGCTTAGTGTTACTTAATTGACCAGTAAAACTTAGTGTATTTTGTATTCCGTTAGCCACGCAGTCTAATGTGAAAGTATAGCTTTCCGTAGAACTAGCTGTTGATCCATAATAAAATAAAGCATTTGTTCTAATTTTAAACTCTACATTAGGATTTGCAACGTTTGCTACTAAAGTAAAATCATTACTTCTTATTTGACCGTCACCATCAACCACTCTTAAGTTTGACATGTTAATAACCGAATTATCAGCGCAAGGGTTTCCATCTGCTTTTAATAATTCAAAATAGCTAGTTATATCTAATTGACTTGGATCAGTTGGAGGAACAGTAGGAGGAGGTGGTGCTTCGTTGTGGCTGTAATTTCTAGCGCTAAAAGAAGCTGGGCCTTGATCAGTAGAATCTACAGCGGTATTTAAATTTGAAATTAAATCAGAAGTAGAAGTTTCAAAAAATATATCTAACAAAGAAGTGGTTGGCTCTGTTTCAAAAACAGCAAGTGTTCTTTTAGTATATGTTTCACTTACTGTGTTTACAGGGTTAATACCAATTAAAGAATTGGTTCTTAGTGAAGCTACAAAAGGATTTTCTTCAGCTTTGTAAAATAATTGTAATTTATCAGCATTAGCAACTGGAATACCATTACTACCAAGTTTAACCGGATAGTAAGGAGAACTTTGAGATGTCCAATCGCCTAAATCTCTAAAAGGTCTAATTGATAAAGCTTCATCTCCTAAAACAGGTGTTCCAAATAAGTGTTGTGTATTATAAAAAGTTAATGGACTAGTGTTTTCCATTAAAGGATTAACTCTATTATATAAATTAACTTTACTTGAGTAAACCCTATCTGTAGGTCCAACTTTATTCAAGTCTCTTGGTACTTTATTTATATTATCTCCAGTTAAAACTATATTAGAATTACTATAAGGGTCTGGAAAAATTGGATATTGTACATCTTCAAATGTTAGTTGATCATCAGTTGCGGTAGTAATACTTTCACTTAATACTATAGCAGGACTAGGAGCATACGTTATGCTTGTTATAAATATGCTAGGATTTAAAACACCATTAACATACATCATCATACCCGTTGATAAATTACTTACACTTGTTAATGCTTGTGTAGCACCAGTGGCTCCTGTAGCTACTATTTTAGTTATAGCATCTTTTTTATCAAATCTAATATTTCCAGCTACAGCACCTGGTGTATACACGTTGTAATATTCTTGTTGTTGTTGTTTTACAACTATTTTATAAGTATAATATCCTAAAGGGTTGTTAGTACTATATAAACCAGGATAACCAATAGAAGAAGAAGAATCTGGTATTTTTTCATTTAGTATAAATGACAAACAATTACCAGGCCAATTTAAAGGATCGACACCTCCATTAGTGTAACCAGCATATACCGTAGACTTTCTATTATTCAAAGCTGCATTAATACTTGCCAGATTATTTGCAGATATTACGTTAGAAGATCTTCCGTATCTATCTACAAGCACTAAACCTAACTGATAGTTCCTATTTTGTTTCAACGTATGGTTAGGATATTCAGTTCTTAGTGTACCTGTGGCTAAACTTGTTTTTTCTTCTACTTTAGAATTATAATTTAAATTAACAGGGCTTCCGTGTTTGTCTGTAAAATTACCATAAACAATTCTATTAGATATAACAGCTTGAGCGCCTGCTCTAATAGGAACTTTATCGTGCACTCTTGTTACAATTTTTTCTGGTAAAGTTTTATAAGCTTTAGTAGAATCATAAATATATTCATAGTTTAAACCTGAATAAGATAAATCACTTACTAATATATCATCAACTACTTTTATAGAGTTTTCTTTAGAATTTTTTACTACTATTTGAAGCTCTGATATTTTAAACATGTTAGCAATATTAATATTACTAATTGGCATTTTTATTTGGAACTTTATTTGATTAACCCTGTTTTCTACAAACTCAACAATTCCTGATTCACCTGTTTTATCTTCGTCATTTAACAAGAAATAACCAAATTGCTCAGGCACAAATGCTATTTGAGTAAACGGAGCCAATAAAGAATATTCCCCATCATCATATTTAAACCTATAACTGTATCTAGTAAACTCTTCTTTTAATAAATCAGGATCACCTACAAACGTAGATGAATAATCTGGATTTGCTTTATTTATTATTACTTGACTACCTGGAGTAAACACTTTGCCATTTCTAGTACCAACTATTTGTATATCTGTTTGATTTGTTGTAGATTGGTTTAATGCCACACTCTGTATAACATAATCTTCACCACTGCCAGGTAGAGAAATTTGATCACCAGCAGCTATATATGGAGTTGAAGGCGCTGGGTTTGGAAGAAAATCTCCATTTAGTCCAAAAAACGTGTTTGTAGCTGTTGTAGTTACAGCTAGTGTAGTAGCTACTGAAGCTGGTAAAAACTGTGAAGATTTATTTATTAAAGTTGATTCTCCTAAAGAATTTACAAATTCTATTGGACTATAAGGAGCGTACTTAGCAACTGAAACATGATCTTCGTTAAAATAATAAGGAGAAGCGTGGGTAAAAGGCCTATTCAAAGCGGTGGGTACATTGATTTTTCTAGGTTGATTCCTATTGTCTGTAAAGAATAAAAAGTCTTCTAAGTAATCTAAACCAACCATAGGGTGTGTCTTAGAAAAATTTAAAAAAGATCCTGCAACTAAAACAGTAGCTTCACCAGTTAATACATTGTAATTACATATAAAACACCCTGATCCATAAAAGTTTAAATCAAGCTCGCCAGGGTTTTCACCA